TTCAAGAGGCATTAGTAGCATTTTATTCTGTACTTCAGCATGGTGTTTACCCATGTCTTCACGAATTAATGCTCTTAAGTCGCCTACTCCATCGTCAATCTTAGCCATTTCAAGTGCAAGTTCTGAGAACTCAAACATATGAGCAACAGTCTTTGGGCTTGTAAATAATGTTGTGTAACTTGGAGCCATTGCTTTTAATTCAGTTCCTAGTCTTGCATTTTCAGTAACTCCACCTAGATTATCTATCCTAGGTTTTGCGCCACCAATTGCACCTGCTGCTGTTCCGGCACCAGAATTAATTGTGTCAAATATACTAGCAGAACCACCAGATGGTCTGTCAGTCATTATTCTCCAACCACTAGATGTATATGGTCTCTTAGGAAGCATTGCTAATGCGTTAACTTCTTGGTTAAGCATTGACCATACTTTCTTTCCATATACTAGGTTGTATAAACTACCTAAGTTATCAGCCTTAGTACCTTGTGGAACTTCTGCACCACCGTGGCCAGTGTGTAGGCCCATTACTACGCCTGCACTCTTTAACAGCGAATTACCGCCTAATCCACTTCTACCACCATAGGTAGATGCTTCTAAATCTTTCATTGTTTTAATATAGTTGTTTGACATAATTAGTTTCCTCCTTCATATTGAGCCATAAAATTGTGAACTTCGCCCCAACTCATTTCAGATACATCTACTGATGGTGCTGGTAGAGTCTGAGATTTAATGATTTCATCATTTCTCTCAGTGAGGCTTTTTCTAAGAGTAGCAAATTCATCTCTTAATGTTTCAACCTCATTTCTTGCGTCATATTCACTTCTTGCTACATCAGCCTTACGAACTGATGTTTCTTCTACGAAGCGAGACTCAAACTGCTTCTTCAAAGAATCGTATGCTAACTTTTCAAGTTGTTCTGCCTTGAAAGCACCATACGCTTTTTCTACGTTTTCCGTAGTTAGGTCTAAAGTAGAAAACTCATCGTTTTTCCATTCTTTATACAGTGGCCCAACTTGCGCTGCTTGTGGTAGTTTTTTACCTTGGGATTCTTCACCCATTAAACCGGCCTCAACAAAGCCTTCTGGCCCACTTCTTCCTTTTTTCTCACTATCGAAGTTAGATAATTCTAACTCCTTACTTGAATCAACATCTTCTTCCATGTCAGCCATTTCCATTTCTTCATCCTTAGATGTGTCCATGTAGTTTGCTTTCTCTTCTACAGGTGCTTCTTCACTAGGGTAACTACCCTTTTCTTTTTGTAGCGTATCAACTTGTTTCATTAACTCGTTGATTTCTACCAATGTTTTTTCCAATCTATTACTCATGGTATTTTTCTCCTCCTTTAGAATATCAAACTTTGCTTCGGGGTTAATCCCCTTTTCGCAGATTGTTACTTCATGGAGTTCTAATTTATCTATTTCGTTATATTCGCCTAATTCCTTAGTCGCTTTCTTCCTCTTAGATAATGCTTGGCCACCTATACTAAATGACCGTAGAGTACCCTTACGAATACCCCTTGAAATTTCTTTTGCTTTTTCTATATCATCTCTTAATTTAATGACAACATAGAATCCAACATCATCAACGTGTGTTTTATGTAACATTCCGTGTTTATCTCGATATTGTTCTATTACTTCCCCAACTTGAACATTGGAATGGTTTGACATTACATTTCTGTATTTCTTTACTTCCATGTATTTGTTTACAGCATCTTGTAAAGCCGTTAATGTAATTAAATCATTTTGTTTATCTACTACTTCAATAGAAGCATATCCACCTATGACTAAATCATCAGATTTGAGTATACTAAACGAACCTCTAGTGTCCGATTGTAGCATAATTGATTCCGCCATGACATCACTTTGTAACTTCGACTATATTAAGTACGTGTTATTCAGAGATTAACATGGTTAATTTTTTAAACCTATCTTTAGATAAATCCCACATACCTTTGTCTTCTTTGGCTTCAAGCATCTTTTGTTTATATCCAGTCCATACTAGCCATGTATTCTCTTCTTTAACTGGTACAACCCTGAAGTGTAACCTAGTTTCAAATTTACCGCCATCCAATCTATACTCATGATAACCATCCTTTTGAACGCCTAGTTCTATTTTACCTCTATCAATGAGTTTACCTTGATTAATGCTCGTTGCTATCTGTGCAGGGTATTTACCTGCCTTACCAAATAGATTAAAAATGTCTTCTGTATCATCTAAATTAATATTCCATGCCATCTGTTTATCATTGACATCTATAATTAAATCAATATTTCCGTCTTCTGTTCTAACGATTTTAAAAATGCCTTCCTTTGTTTCTTCTGCTTTCTTAGAAATGTGTGCTCCATCTACTGCTAACTTATTGCTACCAGTTACTGTTCTAAATTCGCCCATCTCTTCCATCCAACTTTTTAATTTGTCAACTTTATTATTCCATAATTCTAAAGTATGTTCGGGTCTTTCTTTTTGTATAAATTCTAAAATGTCTTTCACATCAAGACCTTCTTCTCTAGGGTCTTTTATTTTCATCCACTCTTTTATTACACTTCTTGCTTCAGAAGACCTAGTTTTATTTATCTCATGTAGTTGCTCTTTCCATGAATCAATATCCGCTAAAGCATTCTTTTCCATTAAAGAATCTCCTTCAAACCCATATATTGTAAATCCTTCATAGTCGCCTTTTAGAATAATATCTGCTGACCCATGTATTCCATCTGTAATGGAATATGTATTACCTTTCAGTAATGCATCTTGAATATCATAGGCTAACGATTTCCTACTATCAGTAGATAGCAATTCTAATGTTATAAGTTTCTCAGGAGAAATCACTTCTGGTATTTCTATTATCTTTGCTGAGAATAAACTATATCCCTTGCCCTTTCTCTTTACTTCATCAACTTTAACTCTAACGATAGAACCTATTTCTACATTCTCTTTAGTGTTTAATGCTTTACCAACAGGTAAGTATGTTATACCATCAATTTCAGTACCATTATGTTCTCTTGCTTCTTCCCCTGAAAGTGGCCCAATTCCTACAGTGTATGAATATAGGTTAGATTTAGTTTTTTTCTTTTCTAATACAATAACATCTAAGTCAACAAACTTTTTCCATTTAACCCACTTAGGATTCTTTTTACTGCCAATATAATAGGTAGACTCTATATCTTTTATCACTACACCCTCTGAAGTTCTCGACTCCATTATGTCTTTAGCATATTTTTGTACTTCTTTTAATGAGTCTGCAATCCTGGTATTCTTCTTGTTAGGGAAATATAATTCATCAGATGATTGTTGAGAATATTGATAGAATAAGATGTTAATTCTTTCACCTAGTGGGTCATCACAAATATTCTTATCTTCATGGTACATTATATCAAAAACTCTAGCCTTTAATTCTGCATTTTTATATTTGTTCTTAAACAAATGAGCAATAGTATCTGCTCTATGTAGTGGTTCATCGTTATCATACAATATAAGTTCAGCATCTAATATACAATCGCCAAATTGTTTAACTCTCATACGGTCTACTACTTTCTTACATTTATCTGTGATGTCCTTTTCATTGTAAGTATATATTTTAATATTCTCATCCATTTTATGTATCTGTATTCTAATACCATCATACTTCTCTTGTACTACAAACTCTCCACTAAAGCCTTTCAATTCTTTCATGTCATCTATTTCAAATATTCTATACATTGGCTTGTTAGGTATTATAAAGTTAATTTCGGCTTTCTCTTCCTGACTTTTCTTTAAATCTAATTGTATTAATTTAGACCAACTTTCTTCATCATTATTCTCAAGATATACTTCTTTTAATAATTCTAATGCTCCTTTGAACTTAGGTTTAATTCTATTACTGTCTGAATTATCTCCATAATGTTCAATAATGTATAGTGGAATATCATCTATCGCTAAATCTAAACCAGTAGCACCTTCAGTAAGTGTATCTGGGTTGTGACCAAGATTAACCCATGCTTTTTCTCCAATTGCGTGAGTATGTGAACGTAATGCATAGTGAATAAACATAGCATATATTTCTGGTGTTTTAACTAAATTATCAATTACCTTATCTCCCATTTGAGTAGAAAACGGGTCGCTAACTTCTTTAGAATTAAACCTTAGATTTTTTATTTGTTTGAATAATTCAGCCGCTTGATGTGATGTAGCATCTTTAACTTCTTTAGCAAAAACCACCTCTTCATCTAAGTAGTTCTTCAATTCACTGGAGAACTCATTTAACCCATCAAAGTCTTCTCTAATTTTATCAATAGAAGTTCCCCAATTGTTACCAAAAGATTTAGTATCCTCTTTGGCAGATAAATAGTTATATCTAGTATCTTCAAAAAAGTCTAGCACTCGCTTTGTGAGAGCATCCTTTTTCTTTTCAAAGACACCAGAGAGAGGCATTTCTATCCCTCTATGACATCTCTAATCTTTGTCTTTTCTTCATCACTGCCTGTAGAATCTTTGTCTCCATTCACTGCTTTAGGCCTACTCAATTTAACTTCTTCTCCTGTTAAATCATCTTCATTAAAATCGTCATAGTTGCCTATTATTTCAACTGCTTTTTCTGTTGCTTTTAATAACAACTCTGCTATTTTTTCGTCTGTTGTAACTTTTTCTGGCATTAATAACCACCTTCTAATTTTGATACCATTTTACCTATATCTTCCCAATCCATCTTTGCAATTCTATCTACATCGCTACTACCGCCTACACTATCTATTGCTGGCGTTGGAGTATTAACTACAACAAATCCTGATTTCATCAACATATTGTCCTTATCATATACAGCCCTTTCTAAATTATTTACTTTCTCAACTAATGTTTTTAACAATAGTACCATTTCATTATTTTGTTCAGTCATCTTTTTCCTCTCCTAAATCTCCTTTACTGTTTGGGTAAACCATACCTCTTAGTTGTCGGTATAGAACTTCATAGTCTTTTCTTAATTCAGCAGCCCTTGCCACTAAATCAGTATTTCTTTCAACCATTGCTTCCATCTTCTTTTGCATAGGCTTTGATTTATTCATAGGTAGATTATTTAATTCATCTAGTAAATCTCCTAATTTAGTAAAATCTTGTCCCATATATTCAGATGGTTGAACAGACTGTAATACTTTTTTCACTCTCTTCTTTTGCTTAGGGTTTGCTTTATCAAGCATTGGGCTGTTAGCCTTTTTAATTTGGTCTATCCAACTCATTTTAAATCCCTACTTTTCTATCCAATAAGCCATTTTGCCTTCTGTATAACCTGGTACTGCCCCTCTCTTAAAGTCAACACTTTTGAGATTATACAGACGTTCAATAGCATGTTTCAATCCTTCTGGACTTCCTGCTAATCTAACTAACTGTTGGTGCTTAGTATGTTCCATAGGTAAAGTAAATGTGTTTTGTAATGGTTTATTTTTAATTTGAGAATCCATTGTCATATCTAACAATCTCTCTAAGTGTTCCTCTAACTCAGCCAGGTTATTCGCCTGTGCAGACCTACTTCTTTCTTGTACGTCAAAAGGTGGTGCTTTTATTATATCTTTCCATGTCATTTTAAATCCCTCTTATCTTTTAGTTCCTGAACTCTAGCCCTAAGTGATTCTATGTCTGAATCAGCCCTCAGAGGAACTTCCTTATCAGGCTTTCTAATTGGTGTTGTTTCATC